ATCGGGATGGAAGTATGGGTTTCCTAAGACCATCCCTGATGGCGTGACAGACCATCGAGCATGGTTGATTGAAAATGGTTATCCATCTTCACTCATCGATGAATTTGGTGAACACTTCTATTGCAAGTATTGGTACACAGATGATGATGAAAGACTTTGACATCTATCAGACGCAGGCGTGGTCGTTCGCTAAAGACTCCGCAAAGAACACTGAATATCTACTCACTGGTCTTGCCGGTGAAGTTGGAGAACTATGCAGCCTGCGTGCCAAAGCCGTTAGAGATGGCTATGGTGCAGAACATCGTGATAACATCAAGAAAGAGCTTGGTGATGTTCTGTGGTTTGTTTCAAGCCTTGCCAAGTATTACGGTTTCCCAATGTCTGAAGTGGCTATGAAAAATATTGACAAGCTGCTTGATCGTCAACAACGAAACGTCATAGGAGGTAGTGGAGACGAACGCTGACATGTGATATAACCGCCGACCCCGTTTTGTTAAGGCAGCAGAGATGCTGCCTTTTGTATCTGTGAGGAAGAATAAATGACACCGTATCAAACCTACATTGCAAAGAGCCGCTATGCCCGTTTCCTTGACGACAAGGGACGTCGTGAGCATTGGCATGAAAGCGTCAAGCGCTATTTCGATTTCATGCAAAAGCACCTGAAGAAGAACCACAACTACGACATCCCTGCTGACCTTCGTCAGAAGCTGGAAACAGAGATGGTCAATCGTGAGGTGCTGCCGTCTATGCGTGCCATCATGACTGCTGGTGAGGCTCTTGAGCGTCAGAACGTTGCTGGTTACAACTGCTCTTATCTGCCAATTGATGATGCTAAGGCTTTTGATGAAGCCATGTACATCCTGCTGTGTGGTACTGGTGTGGGCTTCAGCGTAGAGCAACAATATGTCAACAAGCTCCCTGAAGTGCCTGATCGTCTCTTTGACTCCAACACCGTTGTTGTTGTCAAGGATTCAAAGGAAGGCTGGGCTAAGGCTTTGCGTCAAGTCATTGCCCTTCTCTATGCTGGTGAAGTTCCGAAGTGGGACATCTCTTCTGTGCGTCCAGCAGGCACTCGATTGAAGACTTTTGGTGGGCGTGCTAGTGGTCCTGGTCCTCTGGAAGATTTGTTCAAATATGTTGTTACCAAATTCAAAGGTGCTGCTGGACGTAAGCTGACCAGCCTTGAAGCACATGACATCCTGTGCAAGATTGGTGAAGTTGTTGTGGTTGGTGGTGTTCGTCGCAGTGCAATGATTTCGTTGTCCGATCTCAGCGATGATCGTATGGCGCACGCTAAGGCTGGTAGTTGGTGGGATGGTAACGGTCAACGTGCCCTTGCAAACAACAGCGCTGTGTATGACAGCAAGCCTGATGTTGGTAAGTTCATGCGCGAATGGTGTTCCATCTACGACAGCCACAGCGGTGAACGAGGCATCTTCAGCCGTTATGCAAGCGATCTTCAGGCGGCTAAGAATGGAAGGAGAGAACTAGGACATGAGTGGGGTACGAACCCTTGCAGCGAGATTATTCTTCGTCCTTATCAATTCTGCAATCTATCTACCATTGCTGTTCGTAGCGGTGATAGTGTGGAGCGATTGGCTGATAAGGTGGCTATGGCAACGATCTTGGGCACTTTTCAATCGACCATGACCAACTTCCCATATCTACGAAAGATTTGGCAGACCAACACAGAACAAGAGCGTCTGTTGGGTGTTTCTATGACAGGCATTCTTGACAATGCTCTGCTGAACAACCCAGACAATCCTGAGTTGCCTGCTATTCTTGAGCGCCTGAAGGCTGTGGCTGTTGAAACAAATGCTAAGTTTGCTACTGACATTGGCATAAGCGTCTCGGCTGCTATCACCTGTGTCAAACCTGAAGGAACAGCGTCTCAACTGACAGGCACTGCCAGCGGAATCCATCCGCAACACTCTGCCTATTATGTTCGTCGTGTTCGCAGCGACAACAAAGATCCTCTGACGGATTTCATGAAGCAAGCAGGCTTTCCTGCTGAGCCTTGTGTGATGAAGCCAGAAAGCACCACTGTCTTTTCCTTCCCGATGAAGTCGGACAAGGATGCTGTTCTGCGCGATCACATTGATGCTCTGAAGCATCTGAAGCTGTGGCTGATGTTCCAACGTCACTGGTGTGAGCACAAGCCTTCTGTGACCATTTCGGTGAAGGAAGAGGAATGGCCTGCTGTTGGTGCTTGGGTGTGGCAACACTTCGATGAAATCACCGGAGTTAGTTTCCTGCCTTATGACGGAGGCACTTATCGACAGGCTCCGTATGAGGAAATCAATGGCGAGCAATACGAAGAGATGCTGAAGCAAATGCCAACCGACATCAATTGGGATGGCTTCCTAGAGATGACGGACAACGTCGAAGGAATTCAGATGTTGTCCTGCACCGCAGGTAGTTGTGAAATTCGCTAATCAGTAACAAACAGAGGGCTATAATGGCCCTCTTTTCATTTGTAGGAAGGAGATTTATGGTAACGAAGAAGAGGGCTGCTTTGTTTGAAGGAAATGGTGAAGCGCCTCCAACACAGAGGACAAATTCACTTAAGCTGAAACTTGACGACATGTCAACGATACAGCCTAAGAGTGAAACACAACGCGCTTTCTTTGAAGCCTACGCCAGAGGACACTACTTCATGTGTCTTCACGGTGTTGCAGGTACAGGTAAGTCCTACATAGCCCTGTACAAAGCCTTAGAAGACGTTCTAGACAGGTCTACACCGTTTGGTAAAGTGGTCATCATCAGGTCTGCTGTACAAAGCAGAGAGATGGGATATTTGCCTGGTGGTGTTGATGAGAAGATGGAGGTGTACATCCAACCCTATCGTCAAATCACAACAGACTTGTTTGCACGTAAGGACGCTTGGGATAGACTCTGTGAGCAAGGACACGTAGAGTTTTTGTCTACGTCGTTCATCAGAGGCACCACCTTCAGCAACAGCATCATCCTCGTTGATGAGTTCCAGAACTGCAACTTTGAAGAACTCGACACCGTCATCACCCGTGTTGGACACACCAGTAAAATTATCTTCTGTGGTGATGTACGTCAGACTGATTTGAAGAAGAAAGACGATAAGTCTGGCTTGAACAAGTTCTTGAACATTGCTGGTGCTATGAAGCAATTCAGTAAATTTGAGTTCACTGTAGATGACATCTGCCGCAGTAGCCTGGTGAAGGACTACATCGTGGCTAAGATGACTTATGAAGATGGAGAGCAACAATGAGCATCATGATAACTATGCGTCAAGGCATCGGTCTTGACATCGAATACAACAATGAAAATTGCTATCGTACAGACTACTACGATGACAACGGTAACGTCACCAAGCACGATCAAATCTTGTGCTACACAGGCATCATCATCAAGATTCCTTTCTTCACCATCTTCATCGGTGACATGTTCCCGATTGAAGAAGACACCACCTACATCAAGAACAAGAGTTGACAACAGGGCTTCGGTGTGGCAACATCGAGGCTCCTTAACAACACCAGAGCGAGGACAGCAATGGAGATGAGAAAGACAGAGCCATCCTATGCATTCAAGGAAGGCTATTACGCCTTCAGCAGAGGATGGCTTGAGTGTAAATATTCTTTGACGTCAACACGCGGAAAAGAATGGCAACGTGGTTTTGACAGAGCCTATTTCGACAACATTCAGAGGATCAAACATGCTTCTAACTCCCGTAACATCCATTGAGCATTGCAAGTCTGTCTGTGTCCAAGATTGGTCAATCTATGAGATTGAATATAAAGGAGAACTAGAGCGACACATTGTTGGCTTTGACTTCACAGACATGTGGGCAACTCGGGTGTCTACAACAATCAAGAGCTTTGACATGGAGAAGATGGAGGCTGTGACACGCAGTGGACGTCATTACACTCTCTGTGGAGAGCCTAGAGAGACAACAATGGCACCCTATCCTGTGTGGCTAGATTGGTGTCACTATTGCGGTGTTGAAGACTCTGTCAATGTGACGGACGAGTATAAGAGGCATTGACAAAAAGCGTCCATAGCTTAAAGGATAAAGCCGTGCCCTTCTAAGGCACTGATGTAGGTTCGATTCCTACTGGATGCGCCAAAGCCCTGTAAGCATTGCTGGCGATGCAACGGATTTGTAACCCGAAGATAGCAGGTTCGATTCCTGCACAGGGCACCAACAGCGGCTGTGGTGGAATTGGTAGACACAGCAGACTTAAAATCTGCCAGCATTAAGCTGTACCGGTTCGACTCCGGTTAGCCGCACCAAAAACAAAGGCCCAATTAAGGGCCTTTTTGTTGTGCATAGAATATGCGTTATCTTCTTAGAACAAACCCACCTTTGTTGAAGGTTTTACCAACAGCTTCAGCAACATCAAATTCACCATGAATGATGCGAAGTTTGTCACGCAGTGACTCTGGTCTTCTCTTCTCTGTCTTGATAAATCTATCAACAGCAGCATCTCTCTTTTCTTTGCCCAAGCCTTCAAACATCCTATTGATGCTCTTCTCAGGATTTGTTTCTAAATAGGCATCTTGTACGTTAGTCTTAGCCATGCTAATGGCTTGACTAATTCTTGACTTCATAGCCCGACGTTGTTCGTTGATAGACATGAAAGGATAAGCCTTGTCTTTGTTGACAAGATCATCCACAGCAGCCTCAACAAGTGGTGCAGCTTCTCTAATGGTTAGGTTGTCTAGGGTGCGGTCGCCAGTAGACTTGTACAAGCTGAAAGAAGGGATACGCAGACGAGCTAGTTCGTTCTCGGCCACACTTGTTGGAGGGGTAGGACGAACACCTTGAAGCTGTCGCAACACCGTAGGAACCTGTTGTGGTGTTGTCTGGAACAGCGAAGGACGCTCTTCTAAGAACCCTCTAGCGCCTGGTATAGGCCCTAAGACAGGTGCTGCAACAGCGCCAGTAAAGGTGCCTAATCCTTCTACAGGTGCTCTGGTATCAACGACACTGTAGTCTTCCAACACGAAATTAGCAGCGTCAAATAGAGGGTTGAAGAAGTTGTCAAAGCGTCCTAAGAAGTCTCCAACTTCTGTTCCTGTTTTCTTAGAGACGTTTTCAGTAAGGCCTTCTTCAAAAAGACGGGATGTCCTTTCAAACACAGTGTTTTGCGAGAACGAAGATCGGCCCATACCTGTCATGATCTCCATAAATTTCTGACCGTCGAACTTTCTGACTCTATTCAGTTCAAGTTGCTCAGCCTTGAGTAAAAGTTCTTGACGCCCTGTCTCATTCAAGGCGAGACTTTCTGCTTGTTGTTTGAACTTAAATGCTTCTTGTTGTCTTTCTTCTGGCGACATCTTCAACGTATACCATAGATTTTGTGTCATGTCTTTCATCAATAAAGCAGCTTCTGACATATAGAGAATATTGACAAACGGGAAAAGACCGCTGACATCTTGAACATTGCCGTCATCGTCTCTAAGTTGATGTGCTTCAAGATCAGAATTATCTAGCCTTATTGCTATTCCTCCACTTATAGCCATAGTTCCAACAAGACCATCTAATACTTTCTTTTTCCCTTCGTAGGCTAGGCCAGCAGCTTCAGCAAATTTAGCGGCTGCTTCTTTCTCGCTACCATTTGCCCTCAGTTCTTCAGCCTGATTCAAAAACTTTCTAGCTTGGCTAAGTTCCTGACGACCCCCCTGTAATGAAAAGGGAGTCATGCGGTACATATAACGCATAGAATTTAAGCTAAAACGCATGAAGGGATGTGCTATCTTACCTACGATACTAAGGCCTGCGTTCTTATTAAAAAATTCAAGAACTCTTGCGGCAGCATTTTCAGATATACCTTCAAAGCTCCTCTCCCCTGTCTTCTTAAATTCATATGAGAAAGTAAGTTTCAGAGCGTCATCAGCAGCTTCTTTAAGAAGAGCAACAGGAATTGGTTTGTTATTCGCAATGAAATCTTCGTAGTCCAAGCCAACAGCATCCATTCTGTCTTTAACAGCTTGTAAGAAGATAGGACGTCGAACAACACTGTCAACGGCTCTGTTGGCAATGTTAATGGTGTTCATTACCTTTGCAATGGATGCTGGTAACCCTCTACTATCTGTTTCAGCACCTACAGAGCTAAGCAAATTGTTAAGACGTGGTTGGTTTTTTAACATTAAGTCTGTAACTTCAGCCGTATATCCGGCATCTACCATACGATGTAATACATAAAAACTATCAGCAAAGGCTTCAGATATGTCTTCTTTAGCTCTGTCTTTAGTTAAAACACCGCCCCTCATGTCATAAATCATTCTTCCTGCTGTCGAATAGACTGAATCCAAGGTATCAGCAGCAACCTTCAAAGGAACAGAGCCAGCTAGACCAATAGCATTTAATACTGCTGTTGATAAACTGGCTGTAGAGGCACCAACAGAGGCACCAACACCTGTGGATACTCCTTGTATAATTTTTCCAGTCCAATATTCAGTCCCAGATGAGGCTCTAGCCATTTTCTGCAAAGCCTCTTCAAGCTCAGGATCACCCTTAGTTGCTTTGTTAAGAAACTGTGCCAACGAAGATGCTTCCTTCAACGTTGCACCAGCCTGAGACAGTGTCACTCTAAACGTCTCTAAGAACTCTTTGTTGTTGACACCAGCGCGTGCTGCTGCCTGTTGAATAGTATCAACATCAGCTTCTTTAAGCGTGTCAGCAACAGCCTGTGTAATTCTCACTTCATTCAAATCAGGGCGAAGCAATGGGTTATCAATGTAAATCTGCTTAGCCACTTTGAAGATGTCAGCAACAGTGCTTTCATTCAACACAGCTTCAGTGACAACACCAGGAGCATCCATCTTGTCCAGTGTTTCTTTTCTGGCTTCACGTCTAGCAAAGCTGTCGGTAAACAACGCTTTCCTGTTCTCACCAACAGACTTCTCCTTTGCAGCAAATTGCTTCAAGAAGTCTGCTGTTTGCTTGTCAGTGAGTTCTGGCGCTCCCTTCTTACGTTGAACCAAGGAAGCAAGACGAGCAGGCGCTTGTTCAGCCTTGATGTCTGCAACACCTTTACCACCAACAGCACCTAAAGCAGTAGCAATGCCGACAGACAATGCTGTCTGTGCATAATCTACTTCTTCTCTAAGACCAAGTTCTTTTTCTGTACGTTGTCTTATAACGTCTTGAACACCAGCAGCACCGCCTTCTAACGCTGCTGTCGTACTGGTAATAGCAATAGCCTTCTTGGTTGCGCTAACAACAGCAGGCTTCAACAGAGCTTGTTTAACAGCCCAGCCGCCAACACCTCCAACATATGTTGAAGGACTCATTACAGTTGCAGCAAACTCTTGAGGAAACGTTGTTCCAAGTTCCTGAGCAACACCATAAGCCTGTCTTGCCACTTCCTTCTGCTCAGGCTTAGCATTAAGGGCCCATGTTAATTCTCTGCCAAGACCCATATCAGTTTTAGCCTGAGAACGTTGAAACTCCTCCACCAGTTTCACCGGCTCCTTAGGCATTGGCTTGTTAGGATAGCGTTCCTTCATGTAGCGCTGAATGATGTCGAGCTTATCCTTCTGTGAGGCAATGTCAGAAACAGAGACGGGCGCTTCCATCTCCAGAGCAGACCCCATGCCTGTAATGTCAACACCACCTACCTCAGTGGTGAAGGCTGTAGGCATAGGCGTAGAAGGCTCTACAGGGGCTTCAATAGGGGTTGGTGTAGGACGGTTAGGCTGAGCCTGTGTAGCACGAACAGGGGCTGTTCTGGCGGGTTGTGGAGGCTCTTCTGTAGAGATAGACCCACCAAACTTCTTAGCCAACCCTTCATAGTCAGTCTGTACCTGACCTCCAAACTTCTTAGCAAGTTCTTCGTAGTCTGTTGCCATTAGCGGATACCTGTAGCTTTCTTAAAATCGTCTGCTGCCTTTTGATTAGGAAAAACTGCCTTTCTTCCATCAGGCAACTCTACAGTGATGGGACCACCTGTTGTGGGAGATGGCTGCGCTGAAGCCGCTCTAACAGGAGAAGTAGTAGCGGGTGGTGTTGCTGCCGGTGTTGTTGTTCCACCACCAAGATTAACCCTAGCAGGGGTAGCTCGATCAATACCATAGTTGTACATCACATCACCAACAGAGGTATAAATAGGCTTTCCTTGCGCATCAATAAGACCATAAGCCTTAAGGGCGTTTCTAGCAAATGCTTTTCTATCATTAAATATTTGTTGTTCAACCTCAGGCGATACACTGCTCTTAAGTCCACGGGCTACATAGTATTCACCATCTCCTAAGGAAATTGTCTTAGGCTCAGAGAACAGATCAACACCATACTTAGACTCTAAATCTGTTTGAACAGCTTTTTCAACACTAGCGGTGATGGTGGCGACACTCTTAGGTTTATTTCCTTCCATTGCTGTCTTGTGATTTTTGATAGCGGTATAAAGTACATCAAGTTGGGATTTGATAGCAGCGGCAGAATCAGCATCTCCTTCACTCTCAGCCATCTGAAGTTGAGATGCCAGTTTATTGGCTCTTTCATCCAGAGACTTAACAGGAGCTTCAATTTGAGCTTTAAGAGCCTCTGTTTCTTCTCTGAGTCTAATAAGACGAGGATCGTCTTTATTGAGCCTACGCTCGGCGTTGAAAAGATTCATTTGAGATTTCTCATACGCCTTTTCAACAGAATCAACCATAGGACCATATTGCTCTGTATTGATGGTAGCAATACCAGAGAAAGGATCTCTCTGTAAAGGCTGCATATTCTCATACGCAAGCAGTTCTCTAGCAGAACCGACGCCTAAGCCGCTAGCAATCTTTTCTACTCTACCGGGCTTGGTTCCAACATTGAAGCCCATGAAGCCTTCCTTTTGACCAAACGCCTGTTGCATCTGTTCTTCTGGCATTGGTGTTGGAGCAGCGCCCACAGTATCAATAAGCCTCCTCACTGACTCAAACCCATTAGGAAGCCTCTTTTTAATTTCGTCTTTATTTAATCTAACGAACGTAGCAGCATCAATAGGGTCACCGGCTTCTCTGCGTTCTGCAAATTGTTTTGCAATGCTGTCGTTGGAGATAAGAGCCAGTTTGATTTCTTCAGGAGTTGATGGATCAAGCCAAGGTGTTACCACAGACAAACGACCAGACAATTCTTCCTGAATTGCTTTTCTTTCTTCTTCTCTTTTCTTCTTGTTAATGGCAGCAAGTTGAAGACGAGTCTTAACAAGTTCAGCGTTTTCTTCTCTTTCTTTTTCAACACGTGATCCCACGCCTTGAGCAAACCCTGCCAGTGCTCCTAATAAAGCTAGTCCCATGTTTACTCCTTAGACATTAAACCACTCTGCTTTACAGCAGGCGCTTCCTTCACTGTAGCAACAGCACCGCGTAGCACTTCTCTTGCTGTCTTCTCATCGATGTCTGTTGCTTTTTCAAAGTCTTCGTCTTCAACAACATATCCAACATCATTCATGTCACCAATGGTTTTCATAAGTTCGATGATGATAGGAATAACAACAAAGCCTAAATCAACAGTGTGGACACCTTTCATGATGCCTAGCTTGATGATGCCTTGAGACAGCCTCATCAAAGAGATGTTGTTCTCCATAGCCAGCAACATGCTGTCAACAGCTTCTTCTGTTGTCAATCTCTCAACATAGTAAGACACCACTTGATCCAATGTGGTGTACTGAGGAGGTTGTTCCCAGGGTCTATTACCAGGCTCTGTCGTCAAAGACATACCGGGGATGGTGGGTGATAGTGCTCCAATCATTTCTTCTTTTCCTTACGTTGACCAATGAGTTCTTGACGCTGCTTGCGAATCATCTCAATGTAATCAGCAAGCTGATCATCCAAAGCACCAGAAGACTTTGTAGGCTGCTTCATCTTAGGGGCAAGCAACCCAGACGTAGACACAGGCAGCGTCTTGTTTCTTTTGCTGATGATGGAGTCAATTCTTGCAATGAGGGATTTGTAATTTTTCATTGATGTTGTCCTCTGTTAGTTAGGGGAGAGCCTTGACAAACCCGTCAACAACTTTTTCCCACAAACCAGCTTCAGCAGCTTCTTCAGCAGCAGCACCTCTAATTTCTGCAATTAACAGTTCTGCTCTTCTGTCTTCATTCTTCTCAAAACTCTGCCACATTTTCTCAAGTTGATCCCTGAAAAGCTGCGTTTCATTATTGTACTCAGCCAACGTCATCTGCTGCAAATTCTGAGCACCTAAATACAGAGCAGCATTGAGAGCAGCGGTGTCAGCAGTGCTCACTTCTCTACGCCATTGAGCATTGCTCTGATCAATGACAAGACGCTGCGTAGAATTAAATTGATCTCTCAAGTTTTCTTGTTCAGTGTTAAACTTTGTGACTGAATTTAGCTGATCTGTACTAAACTGAGTTAGAGCATTGCGCTGAGCTACATTAAACTGAGATATTGTAGAAGCAAGCGTTGCCATAAACTGATCTACCTGAGTCTTACTTGCTGCATTAAACTGCTTAGCAGCGTTCTCAGCCGCTGTGTCAGACAACAATGACTGTACAAGTTGCTCTGTTTTAAACAGTGTTGTCTTCTGCTCTCTGTCGTAGTTCGCCAGATCCATTGCCAAGAAAGACTGAGCATTTGTAACAGCAGCTTGCTGTAGGTTGGTTAGGTTGGTGGTTTCTAGCGTAGCCATCTGAGCCGCTTTAGCAATGACAACAGCTTGTCTATTCTCTAAGTTTGCCAAGTCCACAGACTGAGCCAATCTGGCGTTCTCTAACGCAATTTGTTGTTTAGCTGTGAAGTTGAGATTGGCAACGTCGGCAATACGAGCAGCATTCTTCACCTTCACTTCAAACTCTTGGTTGAACTCTTGTTCTAAGAAAGCGGCTCTTTGTTGTGCGGCTAATACAGCCATTGCTTGTCTATTGCTTAAATTTTGCTCAGCCGTTGCTTGATAGGCTTTAGCATCAGCAGTTGCAATAGGGAGCGCTGATTCAATAGCAGCTTGGACAATAGCGGCACCAGCAAGAGAAGAAGCACTTAAACCTCTCTGAGCCAAAGTGGTTGAAGCTACACGCAAAGCAGCGGCAGCCCAACCAGGAGGATTCTTAGCATCAAAATTTGCTGTGAGCTTCGTAAGCTGACCTTGTACGGTCATGTCGTCAGATACAACACCCTGTGCTGCTTCTTCTTTTGTCTTGGAAATAGCTTCATCAACCTTAGCCATATTGACAGCAGATTTGTCCAAGAGTTCACCAGCACCAACAGTGAGTTCAGGAGGTGCTTGAACCTCTCTAGCTTTATCCAACTGCTCTGCTTCTAAGTCGGACAGAACAGTCTCTGTCGGTTCTTTTTGTGCTGCATCAACTTGAGCTTCTTTGCTGACAGTTCCTTTTACTGCTTGAACACCACCTTCAGGTTTGAAGGTGCTGACGTATTCTTCATAAGCTGCTGTAGCAGGGTTGATAGGTTCTCCATCAGGTCCAATTTCTATAACAGCCGGAAAAGCCTTATCTTTACTCCACTCTTCAAAGCTAAGAGGCTTTGTTCCTTCTAATACACCTTTAACACCTTCAGCAGACTTTGATGCCTCCATTGTCGTTGCTGTGATAGCATCAGGCATCTTTGCTTCTTCAGCCGTTGCTGTCTTAATGTCTGTTACCGTCTTAGCAGTGCCAGCACCACCTACACCCGAGATGTCTTGCCCTGATGTAATTGGTGTTGTTGCAGGAGTAAAACCAGCAGCAGCGCCTGGTGAAGGTGTGCCAGTGCGTCCTTGTTCTTCGCTGAAGGTGACGTTGCCACCGCCGGTAACGCTAGGAGGAGGCGGGGGTGGAGAAGGTTCAGGAGCCGGTGGTGCCGGAGAAGGCGCAGGAGGTCCTGTGTCTTCAAAGAAACCAGCAGGCGGTGGAGTGACAGCAGGTGCTGTAGCTGGGGACTCCACAGGAGTTCCTGTAGATTGTTTTGCTTCTGTTGTTTGTCCTTGCTGTACAGAAGGAATAGGGGCTGCTGTCGGTGTAGGAGCGGTAGTAGATGCAGGCGTTGATGCAGGCGGTGCTGCTGCTGGTGTTGGAATGGGTTGTGCGCCTTTTTTCAACATAGGCACAGACACAGGATTCCAATCGTCTGTTCCAGACATCTCTACAGCATTAGCTGCATATTTCATTCCTGTGGCTTGATCTGTATAAGTACCATCAGGGTTTTGGACAAGACCACCATCAGCATAACCCGTGACAGACCCTCCCTTAGCCATCCTCTGAGCATATTTATCCGTCACAGCGTTGTACTTCATCATCAATGCCGGTGAGCTATTCAGAAACTCATCAAAGCCCTGCATAGGGCCGTCGTAGCCCATCTTACGAGCCAAGATCTCACGCTGCTTAGAGGTAAAGGATGTTTTCATATTCTTCCTATTAAATGTCGCTCAAGAACAAAGCCTTCTCAGCTTCTCTGCGCCTGACTAGGCCAGGCAACACTTTGCCGCCACCTTTAGTCCAAGCCATAAAGCTGTCTGCTGCTTTCTCCCAATCCTGTCTGTTGATAGCCATACGAATGCTAGAGCGTTGAAAATTACCTAGCCCAGCATTAAAGGCAAAAGAGACACAAGCGTCGAATGCTCCTTGACGACCAGCAAGAGCAGGAGCAAGACGAAGTACACCTCGCTCAAACACTGCGATGTCTTTCTCAAAAAGCTCATTGACTTCATCTTTGCTCCATACTCTGTTGTCCTCATTCTTAAGGGGGTATTCCTTTCGGATTATGCCAGAGTAGTTGTTATCTTTAACAACAGGAAGTCTGATTTGATCTTGATAGAGAACATGTCCATATCCAATGGTCCAAATGTGAGCAGGACATAGATATGGTTTAAGTCTGCACCCTTCAAATCGATGCATCAAATCAAGACATTTCTTGCTTGTCTTCATTTCTTGGAGAAGGCTTGTGTACCAAACCAGAAGGCAATGATGGAAGACAAGATGATCATCTCATCGTCAGTGAAGGCTTGGCTGATGACGGTGAGGAAATCCAGACCTTCAGACCAACCCCACCAGATGATGGCAGCATTGATGGCAACAAGCTCAAGAACAAAGATGAGAGTGACAACAGGTCTGATGCTGGCTCTCAAGTTTGTCACCCACATGCTGGCACCCTTGCCAATAGCAATGTCATGCTCTAACAAAGCCTTCTGATGATCAACAGTGGCTTCATGGTGTCGGATGTTGGCATCAACCTGCATCTGATCTGTTCTGATTTCTTCGACACGTGCTTGAGCAATAAAACCTCTTTCCATCATATGGAACTCTTTGTCATTCTGCATACGAGCCAGAGTAATTTCATGCTTCTTATCTTGTCTGTCTTGGAAGAAATCGAGCAGCTTAGGCAAGCCTCCCATCAAGAAAGACACAACAGTAGATACAAGGCTCATCATAGTTCGTTTCCTTTCAAATGACTGAGAATGAAGTCTGAGATGACATAGATGAGATAGGAACAGAAGATGATGGCAGACACCATCAACGTATTCAAAGCTGCTTGTTTGCGTTTCTCTGATTGAAGATGTTCCTGACGTTTACGTTTTGTCTCAATCTTCCTACGTTCCTCTATCATCTCTCTGTAGGCACCTTGTCCGTACCTATAAAGAATCATCGTCCTAAGTTCATTCTCTTGCTCTTCAATCTTCTTACGCCTCATCAGAGCTTCTAAGGCTTCCTGTTCAACAGAGCCTTTATGAAGCAACTTCTTGAATAATGAAGGATTGCTGGCTTCTTCTTCAGCCTTCTTTACTTCTGCACAAGCACCAAACCACTTACCCAACTGGGATGCCATGCCTTCGATTTCTTGCCCTAGTTCAATGCCTTTCTTGATGGCATTGTAGGCAGCAGTGGCTGTTGCGAAGGCGCTGACAGGATCAATCACGATGTGACGTCTTTATAGATGGTGTAGAGTTTGTGTCCTATCATCAACACTGTGTAAATAAGAGTTGCCCACAGCAACAACTCTGACACTTGATAACCAGCCAATGTAGCTAATGACACTGTTGCCGGTGGTGCAGCCTTAGCAATAAGGACAGCACCAGACTCTGCTGCTTGTTCTGTGGACGACATAAACACTACCTTCTATCATTGGTGCTATATTCAACCGTCATGTCTTTGAAGCTAAAGTCTGTATTAGCGGCACTACTGACAAATTGAATTGACGCATTTTTACCATTGCCAATAAGCAACGTCTCAAACTTAGATCCGATGTTGTCACCAAAGATACCTGCGGTGTTACCCATAGAAATGGAAGCAGGCTGAATCACATCAGATTCATTAAAATCAAGAAGGACATTAGCTGTAAAGGCAATGTCTACGTCTCTTTCTGTTGACACCGACAAGGAATGCAAAGTCTTCCTAGTCTTAGGGTCATTAAAATAGAAGAATGGTGTTGTATATGTTGCTGTTATGGTAGTGCCATCAAAGGTGTTTCCGTTATCCATTTGATATAGATAAGGATCGTAGCCATTACAGAACACAGTGAGTTCATTCACTTTACCTTCGTTGGTAAAGTTGAGACCAACAAAACCATAGTTGTAATCGGCAGACCAAACGCTAAAGCCTTTTGTCTCAGCCCATTCAAATCTACCTTGTTCTTTTAACGTACCAATGAGACCTATGGAGTCTGCTTCTGTTCCTGCATAGTCATATCTAAAGATACGATATTGACTCTTTGCGTTAATGACAACACTTGTTTGAAACACAGAATTAGAAGTGCTAGCAGAAGGAGCAATGATAGTTTCAATCTTGTCTTGAATGTTGGAAGTTATGGAGCCTATGTTTAAGTCTCCTAAACGCTCTGTAGCTCCTAACAAACGAATACCATCGTTGGTTTGAAAAGCTAGATCACCACCCACTTCACGTATTGATTCAGGATTGATACATCCAATGTTTTCTGTGATAGGGCTTCTAGCAAAATCTTCAACGGTACTACCAGTCATCCTATATATCTTTTTTGTTGTAAAGATGATTAGTTGATTTCTGAATGAACGAAGACCTGTAACATCACTATCAAAAGAATAAACACCAGCGCCTAGAGCGGCGCTGTAGGAATAAACATCAAAAGGTGCTGTATGTATCACTTTATTACCAACACCAAAGAATAAATGATCTCTGTGGTAAGTGACACAAGAAGCACCATCAATCTCACTATTCTCATTGAGAATTCTATAACCCTTCAAAGGCTCAATGAGAACAGGATAGTCTCCTGTGACAAAGACAATATTTTCAATGCCGTCTTGTATAAACCTAGCGTGCTGTCTTCTCAGCGCAGAAGCAAAGATGTTCTTTACAAGACCAGAATGATACCAAGTGATGGTGGCATTATCCGCTGGCGATGAAGTCAAGCTCTGCGCCAAAGTCAATGTTGCTTGTGTACCAACTAAATCTGTCGTGGCAAAAACAGTATAGACGTCTGTAACACCACTAATATAAAAACTGTCTCCAATGTCTGGTTTGAAAGCAAGACCGTCCACGATTAAAGTTGTACCTGTTTGGCCTGCACCGTTAACCAAAGTTGTTCCATTATGATAAGGAACAGCACTAAAAGAAGTAGCACCAACAGGATCTAAGGCATTAGACAAAAAGGAATGATAGCCAGATGTGCTAATGTATGCTCTAGGGGGCTGCATACACAACATTGGGTAGAACCCTGTAGATTGTGCATATGAAGCACCAATGCCTGTATAGCCTGTGATGGTGACAACAGCTTTGTCAGCAACGTTGGCAGATAGAGCAGGACTAAAATTGACAGTGGCTGATCTACCTTCATCGTAATAGCTACGAGAAGACACCGTATACACCGTAGCTTGACCAGCAATGGTGAAGGTGATGTTTTGATCTAGCTGAAAGAAAGGATCAGAGATGACAATAGAGGTAGCACCAGCGCTGTGGGCTTGCTTTACCAACATCGTTGCAAAGACAGGAACAGGAGAAGTATTAAGCTTTCTATAGCCTTTGATGCGCCTATACCCACCCTTCAATGAACACTCAAAATTGACAAGCTCTCTAGCACTTCCAGGAAACTGATTTGCTTGTTCAATAGGAGATAGATTGGTGAGGAGACCACCAGAGCACGCTACAGGAAAACTCTCAATTCTGTCCATATCAGCCGAGCCTCGGACCAGCAATGAAGTACGGACCTGTGGCTACATAGGTCGAAGTCAAATATTCATACTTGTTGATGAGCACTGTTCTCATTCTCTTGATGCCCTCATCAAACTTGCCCTTAGCCAATGTAGCAGCCTGTTCATTACTTCTGAACATGTAAGAGTGATACATAGCACCGTCTAAGACAACGTGCTTATATCTCTCAGGAACAAAGGGTACATCGTCATACTTCTCGAGATCAACAGGAATACGATAGTATTCGTAGACGAGTTTGTACGCTTCCTTTGGTGGAGGTACGACGATGTATTCTTGTGACGGAGCGTTGCAGATTCTAGTAGGAACATTTCTGATGCTGGTGTCAGAAGAATATTCTTGATCTACATAGTGCTTCAGATAATCATCATACGTCAGCACTTCCAGCTTCGTTGTCTTGTTACCGAAGGTGCTGTCTTCTTTGATACGAAAGCTATCAAAGTCAACAGAGGCAGCATCAATAGGAAAGGCATATCTGCTTGTACCAGCCGTCAACGTCTCTTCTGTGCTGACATGATTGAAAGGCCATTCAAAATGGCTTTGGTTGATGTCACGCAGAGAAGCATTGATAGCATCTTTGCATTGAGCATACCAACCCTTAGCTGTAGCGAAATTAGCTGAAGTGA